TTATCACATGGACTTAAGTCTCGGATCAAACAATGGGTAGATCTGCTGTCATGTATTACAGCAAGCCTGATATTCCATTTCAAGTATTGCAGCAATAGCTGTACCTACTACAGGGGAGCTTTTATGGTAGGCCACAGGGCTCCAAGGACCACAGGTCACGTCACTTATAGGCAGTTTAATGAGTTACCCAGCTCAGGTTGTTGTAAAGGAATGGCCTTTCCTAAACTTGAGACGCTACGGGGGGCGCATTACAAAGACCCGATCTTAGCTACCCTAACTCAAGAGGTACAAAACTGTTGATATTGCACTTTGTAGGGGAATCTCAAGAAATATGGCAGGGGACGGGGGACGTTACGCCCCTGCCAAAACCTCAGCATGATCAATAGCAGAATCATCTAATTCTATAGCTAATCCAGTGCTAACTGACTTGCGTTGTGAAACTGACGTAATCGCTTGAGCAACACCAAAAGCAGTAGTATCACCGCCAAGAATGAAGTCATTAAAGATATCATCAGCCAACTGATCATCAAACGCACCTTGTAGATACGATTGGACAACAACAGGCTTGACATCAACCTTAAGACCCTCAAGCTCTTTTACCTTAGTTTCAAGGAATTCAGGATTAGCTATCTCACGAACTTTATCAACAGTCTGAGACGTGATAAGTTCCATAGTAGCTTGCATCGTGCGCTGTGACACTTCGCCTGATTCCATAGCAGAACCAAGATGCACTTTACGGAATATGTCCTTAGTCAGCGTCATACCATTGTTGCATACCTGAACAATAACAGAAGGTACAAGCGTAAATGAACCTGAACCAACTTCAGAGTTACGTATCTCAATACCCATAAACACAACAGGATTATCAATACCACGATTCTTAGTAAACGGAGAAACGTAATCCTTTAGCAAGGCTTCCGAAACTGTTTGCAGTTGTGGCATGTTAATACGTGCTCGTAGGTGCGTATCGCTGATAGATGCAGGGCCGGGCTCAAAGTCAATACCATGATCTTCTTTAACTGT